GCCCCTGGTCACGCCTAAGAGCTTGGCTAACTTGGCTTGGCTACCTGCTAATTTGATTGCTTCTTCTTTGGTCATCCGCTGAGTGTAGCATCAAACTAGACGTAAAAGATTAGGGTTTGTCCCTACAAAATTTTTTAAATAATTGTTGAAACCTGTCTATTTTGCTCTACAATAACATCCATGCCGTAGCAAAACGCAAGCGGTCTTTTAGGAGGTCTTATGACCGATTTCACTTTCTTTCCTTCCGATTTCTCCTCAACAACAATCACAGTTGTTGCCAACACTTCCGCCGCCAAAGAGTATTTGGCAGAACGTTACGGTTTTGGTTGCGTATCTGTTGAGATTCGCAAGTCTGCCGCTCCTGAGTTTGCAGACAGTTTTGAGTTTCAACAACTCTCCTACGAATAAGCCTTCGGGCTTTTTAGGAACAACCATGCAAGACATATCAACTAAGCAAATGGAGCTAGACCAACTATGCCAACTTCTTTACTCAAAAGGGTTCGAGGACACTTTGATAGACCGTATATCGAACGTCATATTGTCAGACACAACATTCGGTCTTGGGTCGCTTCTGTTCGACACCTTGGTGACAAATGGCTCCTCGCAACCCCAGTTCAACGAAAGGAACAGCAATGAACTCCCATTTTGAAACATTCTTGGATTACGCATTGGCTGTGGTCATTGCTTGTCTGTTGGCTTGGTTTTTAGCGGTAGCACTTGTATGACTGACGAACAAATTGCAAAACTATATGACCAAGCCTTGATTATTGAAAACAATGGTGACTATGTTGCTGGCGAATTAGACCCCGTAAAGTTTGCCAAACTGGTAGCACAGCATGAGCGTGAGGCGTGTGCAAAGGTGGCAGACGAGCATGATTTTTACGGCGTATCTATAGCACGAGACATCCGAGCAAGAGGTGAAGCATGACTGACGACTACGACTTTGACATAGAAGAACTGCGCCAAGAGGTAGCTGCTGAAAAGCGCTATTACAACCAGCTTATTCGCCACCCTAACCCGCAAGACCCTGACTATCCAGAGCTAGAGGATGATGATGAGTAACTGGCCCTTCCCAACCAAATTACCGCCAAGCAAACCTGGTGAGCCTAAATTTAACCCAAACAACCATGAGGATGCACCGTTTTGAAAACACTAATTTGCATCTTTTGGGCAGCACTATTCTGGATAGGGTTTTATTTTGTTTTGTATGAATTTTGGAGATAACAATTGGTAGTGAAAGTCAATGCCATGTCTTTTGCACACCTTGTTAAGTTGTTGTTAGACGGTACACGCACAGCAGATGAGCTTGCCGAAGAATCAGGGTTACATAAGCAAACGGTTTATATCTACACCAGACAGTTACACAGTAAAAAAGCTGTGTTTATTGCTGATTGGGAGCAAGATCGCTTAGGTAGAGACTGCAAACCGATTTTTATGATTGGATGCAAACCTGATGCTAAACGTCACAAACTCTCACCAGCCGAACGAGCAGCAAATTACAGAGCTAGAAAAAACAAGTTAGCAACCCCAAGATTAGAAAGTTGGTTACATGAAAGCAGATAGTTATCAAATCGGTGGCACACATTACAAAAACATGGAGATTCAACCTTGGGCAGTAATGGAAGCAACCTTAACGCAAGAAGAATTTATCGGATTTCTGAAAGGAAATGTAATCAAGTATTCCATGCGTCAAGGCCACAAAGAAGGCACAGACGATGCAGCCAAAGCACATCACTATCTTGAGAAGCTGAAAGAAGTGCAAGGATGAGAAAGCAAACCAGACGCAAAGTCTACCAATTGGTCAATCCAATTGAGTTCGCCATTGCAGGAGCCAAGATAACCGACAAGGAAAGCCTTGATTCGCTACGCATTAGGGAGCTTGCAGCCATAGATGCAATGAGCAAAGGGCTTGCAGGTGTAGAAGAATGGCGTGATCTTACTGAGATGCTCAATCTAGCAGAAACAATGGCTAAAAACGGCATTGGCCCTGAAGTGATTGAAACCTGCGATCTTGTCCAGGCTGAGTTACATCTAGCCGCTTTAAGGTATGAAAAAACTAAAAAGATGGGCTTAACTGGCGCTGGCCTGCAAGCAGTCAGAGATTTGTATGAATATCACGATCTACAAAGAACCAGCATAGCTCGGTCTGAATACGAGCGAATGATTAAAAAAACCAAAGATTACATTTTAAGTAATGCACCCTGTGTTTTACATATCAATTAGGAGTTGAAATGTTCCGCAAAAACGACCCCATTACGAGCAAACAAGCAGCAGACAAAGTGGATTTCAAAGCCAAACACTACGACCAAATCCTCGCAGTTCTTGTGCTTAATGGCCCGCAAGGAAAAGACGGTATAGCAGATCGTTCTACACTTGACCCTAACCAAGTCGCTAGGCGTCTTAAAGAGATGATGCAACTAGGTTTAGTGCGTCTTACAGGTAAAACAGTTAAATCAAAATCAAATCGAGAGGAACGAGAATGGGAACTAGCCTAAAAACAGTCACAGTAAAGCTCAAGGTCACTATTAACAATGACGACCCTGACTTGATAGACAAGATTGCTGGAAGGGCTTACACCATTTCTGGCGTTGTAGATGTAACTGCGAAACTAAAAAAGACCAATGAACAACAAGTTAAACAAAGCGCAACGAGCCTATCTAGCAATGGTCAAGGAGCAACCTTGCTCAGTGTGTGACTTGCCAGGGCCAAGTGAAGCCCATCACATAGAGCAAGGGCTTCAATATACCTGCGTTGCTTTGTGTCCAGACTGCCACCGAGGGTCAATGATGGGGTGGCATGGTCAAAAGAGAGCTTGGGCAATCCGCAAAATGAACGAGCTGGATGCCCTTAACGTAACGATTGAGAGATTATTCGCTCAACACTTCTAAAGCATGGTTAATGCGCTTTAAACGGTCATCTTGACCCAATAGACCGCCGTTAATGCGCTTAGTCATTGTTTCGTATTGTTTTGTATCTGCAAGCTCGTTTAAACCGTGTTTACGCCAAAACCAGCCAGCAGACAAAGCAGCGTATTGCTGACCAACAAGCAATTCAGGATGATGCAATAGATCGGCTTGAAGGCTGTCACCACACAAAGTGTAATTGTCCTTGCCTGTCAATTGGATAAGGCCACGACCATGATACTTCCAGCCTTCGCCTGATTCTTCATTGCCGTTGCCCATGCGACCAGCATAGACCTTGTTGGCAATCTTTTCAGGTTTGTGAGCGTATTCATCAACATTCTCAGCATCAAAACGGCTAGGCCATACACGCATGAGAGCTTCAGGTTTGTAGTTAAGGTTTTCTTCTAAAACACGAAAGCCACCTGATTCATGCCCACATTGACCAATGAAAGCAGCTTTACGCAAAGCTGTATTGATCTCAAATCGAGCGAAAGTTTCTTGGAAGGGTTCAAACCATTCTTCAGGAATGTCAAGCTGGCGTAGTTGTTCGATGTTCATTTAATTTCCAATAGTGAGTTATATGCTGAGATACAAGCGTTCAATTGGTTGATTGCTTGGTCGCCTCTTTCTGTGATGGAGACAAGAGCTTCACTAACTCCTGCGTCAAGGTCGGCTCTTGCTTCTGTATTCCCGCTGGGAGAGGAGGAATCGTCGGACACTGAGCTACAACTGGCAACTGGGATTGACAGCCGCACAGCACCAGAGGCAAGATTATTCCGAAGCGTTTTAGCAGCTTGGTCAGCCTTGGCTTGCGTAGAGGCCAAATCGCTAGAAATCGAGGCAATTCGTTGATCTCGGTCATTAGATATTTCCTTTGCTTTCTGGTTAGCCGCCTCTAGTGCAGCCTGTGCTATTGCACGTTCTTTGTCAAATTCTGATTGCTCATGCTCATAAACAGCCACAGCAATAACCAACCAGCTTACCAATATAGCAATTAGCTTCCACGGTATCATCATTTTGGCTGCTCCTCATGATTCTTAGCAATAACTGTGCTGACCATGCCCAAACCCTTTTCAGAAGCAATGCCACCAATAGCGCCAACAATCAATAACACTATGTCATTAAGCATCTTTGTATAAGCCTGGTCAATAGGAGCCATTGCCTTCATTGGCTGCTCAACAAAGGTCAAGGAATAGAGCATCATGAATGTGATGCACACAAACACAAAGACCACCGAAAAGACCACAAAGGCCCACATTCGGATTTTAATTTCCTCTGGTGTCAGGCGCATTTGGGATGTTTTTCTGGAGAATAGGAGCGACCAAATACTCGGGGCAATTTTGTGCGAACTCACAAACTGGCCTTTGGCATTTCGCAGCCGTAAATTGGCTTGGGATTTGACACTGGTATCTTGTTCGGTCATCGCAACCAAACAAACTAAGAGTGCTTGCGAACAGAATGGCTATTCTTTTTAGCATAGTCAATTGATTCCTGCACAAACAAATAGCCAACGTAACCAAAGACAACAACCAGCACCACAATCAGACCAGCAATAAAGAATTCTTCTTGCTCCTTCTTCTTGGCGACTGCTCGGTCTTTGGCTGCTTGCTCGGCAAACTTGTCGGCCTGATCCATCTTGCCAGCCCGTTCAAGAATCTTGTTCCAAACATCAACCTTGCCAACCTTCATGAACTCAAGTTGGTAGTGGGCTTTGATTTC